ATAGTATTTGATTTTCAGCACCCTACAGAGAACTACATGTTCTCACATCCAGACCTACCAGTAGCAACAGAGGACTATAGATTCTTTGAGAAAGGTAATCACTTCTCAGAGAATATATTTGTGCGTAAGTGTAAGATGGATGAGGTAGATCAATACGTGGGAGAGTTTGCACAATATCTTGATGCATACAGAAGAATGGTAGAAGCAGTACAACCAGATGGAGAAGATACGTCAGTATATGCTGACTTCGATAGTTATATGACACGTCTAGACCCTGTTGGAGGGTATCTAAAAGGTATATTTGGAGAGGAGAGAGCAGAACAGCTTGTCAAATCATTTTTATTCTGCTATAATAAATAGTGTATTAAGGCGACGGTCTTAATACTGGGAGTGACTGAATAAACTTACTGGCAACCGCTAGTTAAGGTGATGAGACACAGGTGGTGCTGCTGATGCGAGTCAGAATCGACTTACCAGTCGGGTCTCAGGCAAAGAAAGTATTTTACACTGTAGTAATGCCCTTTCTTTTGTTGGTATACAGTAATCCAACCTCCCCCCTTTTTTGTTATGAATACACACAATACATTTAATACGGAGAATACGTATGTCTTTTAGTGCATTAAAGAAGTCTTCATTTACAGACTTACTTGCTAAAGCAGAAAATCTTAATAAGTCAGAGACCAAAGCAGGTCCTGATGAGCGTCTCTGGAAACCAGAGGTAGACAAAGCAGGAAACGGTTACGCTGTAATCAGATTCCTTCCTGCACCTGATGGAGAAGACCTTCCATGGGCACAAGTTTGGAGTCATGCCTTCCAAGGACCAGGTGGTTGGTATATCGAAAACTCCTTAACAACTTTAGGTAAAAAAGATCCAGTTTCTGATCTTAACAGAGAACTCTGGAATTCTGGTGCAGAAGGTTCACCACAAAGAACTCAAGCACGTAATCAGAAGCGTAAACTAAACTATTACAGCAACATATATGTTGTTAAAGATAGTGCTAATCCTAGTAATGAAGGTAAGGTATTTTTATATCGTTTTGGTAAGAAAATATTTGACAAGATTATGGAATCAATGCAACCCGCATTTGAGGATGAGACACCAGTAAATCCATTTGATTTCTGGAAGGGTGCTGACTTCAAGTTGAAGATCACACGAGTTGCAGGATTTTGGAACTATGACAAGTCTGAGTTTGATGCACCATCAACACTTGGTGATCTTGATGACAAGGCACTTGAGGGTATTTGGAAGCAAGAACATAGTCTAGCAGCATTCACTGCTGATGACCAGTTTAAAACTTATGAGGAACTTAAGGCACGTCTTGAGTCAACTCTTAAAGGTAACTTCAGTAAAGCAATAGCGGATGAAGACCTTGAAGATTTGAGTGAAGGTCGTACACCACAAGAACCTACTCCAGAACCTGTCATTGCAAATCAAGGAGAAGATGATACGTTATCATACTTTGCACAACTTGCAAAAGATGACTAAATAAAAAAGAGACCTTTCGTGCGGTCTCTACAACGGAACTTACAGACTCCTTCGGGGGTCTTTTTTATTACATGGATATATCTGATAACGTACCACCAACTTGTACAATGCCTGGTGCACCTTTAGTTAGAAGTTGATAATATACATTTACAAATTCTTCAATAACTGTTGGACGTATAACTTGTATTTTCTCTTTCTTTGCATTCAACTGTTCTTCATATTGGTAATTAGATACTGATACTGTAGGATTAGCAGTAACAGTTGTACTACCGTTATAATACGCAACTTGAAAAGTTTGTGGAACTATCTTTCCCGCAGGACATATAATATTGCCATCATCATCTGTAACTTCTGTAGTTACATAATATTTTGTACCCATGGGTTGACTATACTTGTTATCAACAAATTCTTGTAGTTGTTTAACAGATCGTGGCCACTGTGAATAGTAATCTGTAATGTCATTAATAATAAGTATAGTCCAGTTGTAAAATGGATTTTTATATAACTGAGTAGAAATATCTTCTGGTCTCTCACCATTTTTTACAATGTACTCATCAAATAAACTTATTGATGTTTTAAATTCGTTTAGAATTTCACCACGTTTCCAAATATTTTTTGCCAGTATAAATTTAGCATCCAATTGATTGGGTGAAAAATTATACATTAAGTCGGGTAAACCATTTAACATTAGAATGTCACCGTAGGAAAGTTGTCTAATTCTGGAGATCTGAAGAATCTATCATTTTTACCTTTACCAGAACCTTCCATGTCGTTTCTTGTAAGAGCAGTTGTTTCCATAAACTTCAGACTCAATAAAACTAAGGGGATGTTACCATCAAAGATTGTTTGAAGTTGTCCAAGAGGTGTTGTATTGACAGTCACATTAGTAAGTGCACATAGTTTAGTCTTCGGCATCATAGGATGTTGTATTGATTTTGTATCACCTGTATTTTTCTTAACTGTTACGAACTGTGGTTCTAAAACCCAAACGTCTGGGAATTGTAGTACGGTTGCATTTCCTCTACCATTCTTTGAGTATGGGTGCATACCACGTTTGAACCATTCTATAATTCTAACTATTTGTTCAGATTCTTTTTCATTTCTTGCTGCAAGTTCAAATGTAAATTCAAACGTCCTCATATCCATACGTTGAAACATTTGAATAGCATTCTCATTTGGTGCTAATCCAGCAAGTCCAGCAATATTTTTCATATTTAGATTGCTAGTTACGCCAAATGTATCCGCACCAAATTTTGCTCCACTCATTATCCCACCAGATATATTTTGAGCTGCATTTGGATTTTTCTTATTGAAATCTTTTATCCCTTTCATTTTTCCCAACTGCCCATTTATTATGCTTGGAATTGTTCCTCCAGCCGCACCTAAACCAGTATTGAGAAGAAACTGGGCGGGGTTTGTTGCGAGTAATGCTAAGGTTCCAAGTTTAAACTGATTATTCCAATCCGCACTGTATTGATATTGGAACTCATTAGGCATAGGTAAATTACATGTAGCACTCATTAAACCTTTTTTTCTTGCATTGTTTTGAAACTCTTTGTCCTTCTTTAATGCCTCTAGGTTTATTTCCGTACCATCTGGTGCTGTTAGTATATTTGGTATTGTTACTGGATCTTCAACAGCAATATGTTCTTTATTTCGTTGCTCAGTTAACTCTCTACGTCTCTCACTGTTCCCACTCTGATTGCTCTTATCTACCGTTGGATCTCCAGATCTTTGAAATTCCTCCATGAACAGACCAGCTGCATCAACCAAACGACTTAAATTATTGTTACTAGCAAGTGAATTTAAAGCGTCGTTTTGATTTTTAGCAACTTTTTCTAGAGCCTCCTTGTACTCATACTTATTGATTTTCAAGTATGAAGCATATGGTATATCTTCTATTTTGCTTGGATATGATAATGACATTAATTTTTACGATGAAATTTTTCTAGAGGTAATAAACTCAATAGTTGTACCTCACTTTCTTGGATTTCAAAGAAGATGCTGTCAGCATTCTTCGGAATATATTGACGTAAAGAACTTTTAGGGAACTTTTTTCTATTTATGGCACTTAGACGAGCATTTGAACTTATATAGTGCATGTTAGCACCAATAACGTTACTTCCTTTACCTTCTAAGTAAAATATCAATGGATATTGATCCCATTCTATGAGTCTATCTTTAAATTTTGGATCATATTCAAATATATACCACTTACCTTCTGACGGGGACTCTACAGCATCATCCAACAGTACATTGAATACTTCGTCTCTTAGTTTATCTTTGGTTATAGTGCTTCCTTTTACCTTTGAGATTAGATCATCAAATCTTGAGTTCCCGTTCAGTGATGAGTTTGAACTCCCAGAGCCTGTCGTTGCAATAGTCATGTGCTGCTTTCCACTTTGCTTGATTTGTTGCGTAAGTAAAGACTTCGTTCAAGTATTTCTTTGTCTTACGTTTTTGAGGTTTAGGACCATCGACCTGTCTTTTAGGTTTGACCTCAATAAGATATGATTTTATAGTTCCATTTGCTTCTCTGACCTTGACCCAGAAATCTGGGAAATATCTACGCCACTTCTTTTGAACTGGATCGTAGTATGGGATAGCAATCTCTTCAGACCACCATTGTAAAACTCTAGGAGTCTTATCACACCAGTCCATGAACTTTCGTTCCCACAAAGAACGGTATACTACACCTGTAGGATCACCTTTATACTTCCTGTAATTCCTTACTCTGTATTTTCCTTTGTAACTTGGCATAAATAAGGTATGGTCACATCATAAGGACTATTTATGGCAACCGCAACTGGCGTCAGTACGTTTATTCAAAAAATATTAGATAAGAAAAGTGGTATATCTGCGTCTAATCTATATTCTTTCAATATACAAGAACCACAGCAAACATCTGGATATAAGTTAAAGACATTTTTCAAAGACAATATTGGATTTGATTCAAGTGCAGAAGAACTTACATTACTATGTAATGAAATACAACTGCCAGGTATCACATACTCTGCTACTGATGTAAAATCAGTGCATAAAGGTATTATTCAAAAAATGGCATCTGGTAAGGTCTATAATGAACTAGATATTAGTTTCTTTCTAGATGCTGATTCAATGCCTTTGAAATTTTTTCGTGCATGGCAAGATTTTACCATGGGTGGAAAAGAGATAGCAAGTCGAATTTATGGTGACCGAGCTCCTACTAACAGACAACAAG